CCAAGTTTCCACTGTCATTGAAAACATCAACTTCATCGACGAAACCATCAGCGTCACCATCATCGCCAATAGCAATAGTGGCATCCGTGATGCTGGTTCCAACGACAAGCTCGTCAACAATAATTGCGGCTCCGAAGATACCTCCAGCCATAGCAGCTCCACCAACTTGAATGTCTACAGCAGTCGCTGAACCAGCGGTCGTGCCGAGAGTAGACAGGTCAATAGAAGCTTCATAATTGAATCCCAATGCTAGGGTTTCAATGTTTTGTACTTTCTTTAGTTCAATAGCCATTTTAATGTACCTCCTATGGTTTAGCTAAGAGCTGTGATTTTACCGTGTGCACCAGGGTGGAATACTGTCAGTGTCAAAGCACAATCAACAAATCCACGTTCGCCACCACCTTGATTGGGGAGACGAGCACTACCCATTGGGATCAACTCGGAAACACCGTAGTATTCTGGGTGAACCAGATAACCAGTGTCCTTGTTGGTCGTGTCGGGCATACAGTCAGGGTTTCCGTTAACGATAGCAACCGTGCCGTGGTCAGACTCATAAAGCTCAACAGAGAGCTTAATCTGAGCTACGTCACCATTGTAGTTAACGTTGCGGATAGAAGTTCCAGCACCAGAACCATCTGGATCAAGGCGAGCAAAGTCGCTGATCTCACGACGGAGAGCAGTGTCAGCAACCAAAGTCAAACCATTGCTAGCTCCCGTTACACGGAAGATCGAGGTAATAAGGTTGTTGAATACTGTTTCAGTGAAAGCACCAGTTGAGTGGATGCTGTCAGCAGGAGTGCGGAACGCAGCAGGAACGTCAGACGGCCCTGCGGAATCAATCCAGTCACCAAGTCCACGCAACTTGTAAACCGTTCCAGCTCCATCTTCCGCAGCACGGTCGTTGGTAGAGCATAGAGTGGCTTCGACGTCACGTTTTAGTTCGCGAATTGCCTTTGCTTCGGCTTGTGCTACTTTAGCAGGCCCAACGGAATCAACAGCTTCCTGTAAATCGGAAACCATGTAATCGCGGCGGAACTTCTGAACGTAGTTGCCTAGACGAGCTCGGCCACTGAATTGGTCAGTGAACGTAGTAACGTCAGCTCCTTCAGCTATACCAGCAGTGCTGGGAGATGAAAGACTGTCTACAGTCCACTCAACAAACGTAGCGTTTGCTCGTGATTTAGATGCAGATGAAAGTACGGGAGTTTCTTCGGGAGCCAAGATGGTCAAAACGTCCATCAAGTCCTCACGATTGGAAACAGCCGAACCAGGATTTGTTGTATCGAATGTATCTGAGAATGCCATTTTTTTATTTTCTAGATAATTGTTTGGTTCTTAGTGAAATGAAGTCATCTTTATTGCCACTTTTTTTAAAGCGTGAAGATAAGTCTTTTAGTACTTTAGATGATTTTCTTTGACCTTGCTCTGGCATAGCAGAAGAAGGTACAGAACTTTTAGGAGGATTAATCTTAGGTTTAGTCCCTGATTTAACAGAAGTGCTGGGTATTGTTTTACGAGTATATATATTATCTACTCCATGAGCAATAATATAAGGTAGCTCTGCACCAAGCACAGGGTATTCTTTGTATACGCTTTGCAAATCTTTGTTTGCAGCTATACTAAAAAATGCCTTACGTATTTCGTCATCTTCTTTATTTAACCATTCAAATTCTTTAAGAGCCTTTGCACCAAGCTCTCTCTTGAGATTATTGGCGTTTTCAGCTTTTTGAACTTTTTTTAGTTGATCGGGAAGATAAAGATCCCTAGATTTACGAGCATTCTTCAAAGCAGATCTTACCTCTGCTTTAGTCATTTTCTTACCATCTAGCTCAGTAACATCGTCATGAGCAGAATAATCGTCTGATTCAAATAAAACATCTTCAGCCCATTCAATAATATCACTTATTTCTTTAGCCTTTTCTTGTAACGACTTAATATCCTGAACATCGTTAAACGGATTGTCCTTGACATTTTCCGTTTCCTGTTTCAAAGGATCTTGTTGTAATGATTGTTTTATTCTATCAAGCTCTTCTTCTGCTGCTTTACGTTTAGCTGTAAGTTCGCCAAAGCGAGCCACAGCCCTACTACCAAGCTTTTCAGCAAGATCTTTAAGCTCATCCTCAGATAAATCATCTAAGTTGTACTGTGAAAGAACATCTTCAGCCTCTTCTTCAGAAGATTCGTTTTCAGTTTCCTGAATAACCTCTTCTTCGGATTCAACCGCTTCTTCTAAAACTTCTTCCTTTTGAACTTCCTGAGTATCCTCGGGCTGTTCTCCTTGAAGTCGTTCTAAGCGTTGGAGGGCAAACTCCTCCGCTGTTATATTTCCCACTGAATTTTGTTCGGATTCAGAGTCAACCGAGATAACTTCGTTAGACATAATTGTTTCCACTCCTTAACGCCGAGCGATGGCGAAGCCCAATTATAGCACACTTTTTTTGTGCTAAAGGATAGAAGAAAATTTCTTTTGTATCCCCTGCCAATCAGTCATTTGCAGTATCTGATCGTAAGTAATTATTTGTCCTGAAATTTGTTGAAGCTTTTCTGTGTCAGCTTCGTGCATATCAGCTATGCACTCTTCTCTAAGATCACTAATAAGCTTAATGAATCTTGCAAAATGTTCGTAATGAGATAAGGTATTTAGGTCGTCTTCTATATTCATCGTGCTGCGGATCGCATCATATCTACTAGTCTTTTAGATCTATTTCCCACCTGATTGTACCACTTGCTGTCTATCATTTCTTTAGCAGCCTTATTGTAGTCACCCTTTATCAAGGCTTTCCTCATTTCTACAAATCCATTCAATCTAGTTAATCCTAAATTAAACGCCATATCTAGTAATACTTTTTGAACCACTGGCGGTTGTCTTCCAGCCTGAGGCAAGTACGCATTAGCATCATCAGCAGCTTGCTTAATGGACTCGTTGTACAGCATTTTTATTTCCTTATCAGAAAGAACCTTTTTACCAGAAAGCATATCTTGGACATTAAAACCCAAAGCTTCTGCTTTCCTGCGGTTAGATGGTTCCTCTAAGTTAAACCCTATGCCTATAGTACGATTTCCCTCGCTGTCATCGTATACACTGGGTTCATTGCCCTCATGCAAAGAAAGTTGATCAAATAGTTCTTGTCTGAATATAGTTTTTTCTCTTTGTCGAGCAAGATCGCTTTTGCTTAGATTGTCAGCCATATCAAAAAATAGTATAGAAACAAATAGCAGAGCTATCACTGCTTCATACCTTGAGTCTGCATCTGACCCATCTGAGCTGGTGCAGTACCTACTCGGCCTATTTGCGCGTTTTGTGCTTGCTGTACAGCGAACTGATACTGTCCAACGTACTTCTGAAGACGAGCAGCAAAAGCCTCATCTTCTTGCAAGCGTTTTTGAACGTCAGGCTGCTGGCTGTACTGTTGAACAACTTGTAAAGCCGCTTGAGCACCGCTTGGACGCGCTGGAACTTCGATACCTGCATAAATTTTAGATAAGTCATCTGTAATATCTTTAAGTAGTTTTTCCTGTGCTACCTGAGCGGGTTCAAGAACGCCATCAGCAAGAACTGGATCAACTGAACCTGCTATCAATGTTAGCAAGTTATCTACATTTATCCTTCCATTGCGATCTAGTTGTAGAAGGGAAACCATTTGATTTAGTTTATTTTCTTGTTTTTCTGGGTCTGTGTTCAAAACATCGTAGCTAATTGTAACATCGAAGTTCTCATCAGCGCTCCCCTTGTTGAACATCTGTGGATCTGGTACACCAGTAACCCTAAAGAATATCTGGTCAGGCCCAAACCTTTGAAAGCAACGATAACATTGAGAAACAACCTCTGCTGAGTGACTCAAAAACTTATCAACTAAAAACTGTTTGCGAATTTGTGATGAAGGAGATCCCTCATCTAAACCAACAAGCCTATCTGCTTGCTGCTCCATAGTTTTTTCCATTTCAAGAGAACCTTGATTATAAGTAGGAGTAGGCCCATAATCTATATCTCCTTTACGTCGATAAGGAACATACCTTCCTGGCCCCCAGTCAGTAGGAGCTTGGCCCACTGGATGTAAAATTGGAGGAACGGTAGCAAGGCTATTTCTGTCAATACGGCTGTCTCTCTCTATTTTTACTTGTTGCTGTATTCCCTTGAGTAGATTAGGGACAGTCATCGTATCGTACAACCGCTTGCTATCTTCAGACAATCTAGTGACTACTACTGGGTAGTCCTCATAGCCGTTAAGCAACTCGAACTTTGCGTACCCAGGTACATCTCCATTGCCACTGAACTCCTTGTGGAATACTGTGCAGTATATCCCCTCAGAGCCGTCCTCCTTGTCAATTAGACGTTGAAAACCGTAAACAAGTTCTATCAGCTCTTCTGCCTCATAAGCATTATCTGTAAGGCTCAAAGAGCGCCGACCCTCCTGCTCCCTTTCTATAGAATCTATATTTACACCTCGGTATCTATCTATGACCAAATCAACAAAAGATTCATCCCAGCCATCAGTTATAACTTTATTTTCTAGTTCCTGTGGCGTGTAGTAAGTTTTCCAAAAGCAATACGGTGCTCGTTGTGGATCAGTAACATAAGGGGGAAAAATAAAGTCTCCGTCTGGTGCCAAAGTTTTTACTTCTGGTGCGTTTACCTGTCTACGTACAACTGGCAACTCAGCAGATCCAACGTCTGCTAGTTCAGCTAGTGCTTTCTTGGCTCGTTTTACTGTAACACCATTAAAGGTCTGTTGCAAAATAGATACCATCTGATCTTCGCCCTGACCAGAAAGAATCATTTCAGCTAGCTCAGGGTTTACTTGTGCTATCTGATTAAGGTCTAGCCTTTGAAGAAACTTTCTATCCTCTGAATGCCAACCTACATAGCTAATAAGAATTCCACGTTCTAGCAAATAATTAGCTCCTAGTTCCATTTCCCTGTTAAAACGAGATATGTAACCAGAAGAAATCATCCACTTAAGGAAGTTAGAAACTACCTTAGATCTAGCTACGTCTTGTACCTCTACTGGAAAGGCTCTAATGTTTGCTCTGTTAAGGGAAGCCATAAACAAAGAAACCAATCGAGTAATTCTTTCATCAATAACATGAGCTTCCATGTCAGAGGCACCCTCCCAAGGGAAGGCATCCGCACCGTGCTTGCGGAGATCTCGGCTTTTGCCAGGCCAAAAATTTCTACGGTCATCGTAACTTTCTCTGCACAAATCAAAATACGCCTCTAGTTCAACCACTGATTGGTCGTAAGCGTACCGAAGAGACTCGATGTCTGGTTCAGCACTAACATAGGTTAGTGACTCTGAAACTGAATCACTTTGCATAAAATCTAATTTTAATATCTTCTAGAAGGTGGTTTATGTACCACTTATGTACACCTATTCTATCACACAATTCTGATGGGGGTATGCTTTCTTGGTCAGCACCTCTAATATGACGAACAAATATTTCCCAAGCAAGAAGCCGATCTACTTGCTCTTCTATAAAATCTTCGTCTAAAACCATTTTATTTAACGTATCTGTAGCTTTTTCCTCGGACATCTTCTATCATTTCTATAGTTATTGTCTTTCCCTTCATAGTATTTCTATATCTTCTAGGAACAATAACTGGAACCCTCATAGAAAGTTCTTTTATGTAAGCAAAAACATAACTAGGATTTGGAGCCATTGAAACAACTTTACCCCTGTAATGTTTAGGTACAATCTCTTCAATGTACATAGATTCGATTAGGATTGATTGCCCTTCCTCGTCTATCCATGTATTTTTACCTCTACCTGTAAGCATTTCCTGAGAAAGTTTGCTTTGAGCAAGTTGAAGTAGTTTATCAAATTCTAGCTTGAAATCAGAAGCTATTTTTATTAATCTTACTTTAGCCATAATTAATATCCTCCGCCTATGCGTGTAGTCATCATGCTCCTGGACAAAACATGATCTGGGCCATCTCCTCCATTTGCCATTCGTAAATAACGAATAATGTCGAAGAAATCCTTTAGTGGTTCATCAGCCTTACCTGATGAGTTATAGTTTATTAAAGAATCTATTAAGTTTCCGCAATCTTCATGCACATAGCATCTAGGACGGTTAGCGGAATCTATTGGTACGTTTGGATTGTAGCTAAACCATTCATCTATAGCACTAATGCCTATTTCTTCCATTCTGCCATCTGACGGAATAAAGGTCATGCCACAATCATCGAACTCAGTAAATAGATCATCATTGTCAGAGTTCTCCTTAGCAAAGTACCGACTATCCCCTATACGCTCAAATACCTCTATCTTAATATCATCCTCTATATCCTTAAACAAATCAACGTACCCCTGTATGTTGTATCCTATCTTTTTTGATGCTGGCCCATAACGCCACTTAGGATCACCAAACACTGCCCACTCTCCGTAGTAGTCTCTATCAGGCCACTCCTTACGAATATACACATCCCCCTTCTCGTTTACTCCTGCCCATATCGCTACGTAATTCCTAGCACCTGCTGGGTCAACTACCTGGTAGCAAGTGTACTTGTTTTGGTCAGATATGTCAGGAAA